CAACGGCCGTCGCCAAGGAGAAGTTCGGCCCGAACCGTGTGCCGGACGCCTACCACCCCGGGCTCAACATGGCGGTGGACGCCCAGGATCCAGACCTGACCACGCTCCAGCGCTCCGGCTTGAACGACAAGGTGGCGCAGTTCCTGTTCCCGAAGAAGAAGGCCGTCGAGGTGAAGGGCGACGGCTACGCCACGCCGACCATCCAGGTCATCAACTACGGCGAGCCGAAGTCTGTCGCCGTGGATCAGCGAGAGGCGATCCCCCATGACGAAGGGCAACGATCCGCGCTTCCAGCTTCCGGCGGGGAGGATCCTGACGCGTGAGACGGAAGACGAGCTGATGGAGCTGTGGGAGTCCGTGGACTTCCGCACGCTCACGGACGAGGAAATCGAAGGCGTCGTGGGCGATCCCCTGCCGACCCCCACCATTCGACGCGAGTTCCCCACCGGCAGATACCCCATCAACTACGGAAAGAGGTTCTGACCATGCGTGAAGCGACTCGCATCTCCAACACGCGGACGCACAATTCGCTGTACAAGGGCACCCTGTCGCGCGGCATCACGCGCGCCGTCAACGGCGGCCTGCGCATCGCTGGCACCACCATCGCCGGCGACGCCAACGGCACCATCACGGACAGCGGCAACGGGCTCGACATCTTCGAGGAGAACAGCATCATCGAGGTGCGCGGCTCGGCGAGCTTCGACGGCGAGTACCTGGTGACCGGCGTGGCCGCAGGCGCGCTGACCGTGGACCCTCCCGTCCCGACCGAGGCTGCCGGCGCCAGCATCGAAATCTTGCGGAAGTGACGCTGCTGTCGTGGCGGTGATCCAGGTTCCAGACCCGCGCGTTTACACACCGCGCGAGTACCAGATCCCGTTCCAGTCGTTCATGGAGAACGGCGGCAAGCGCTACGTCGGCCTGTGGCATCGCCGCGCGGGGAAAGACCTGTCCGCCTTGGCGTGGACCGCGAAGGAGGCGGTGAAGAACCCCGGCATCTACTGGCACATCGGTCCGATGCTGAAGCAAGCGCGGAAGTTCGTGTGGAACGGCATGACCGTGGACACGTTCAACCCGAGCAAGTCGCACCGCTACCGGGATATGTTCCCGCGCGACCTGGTCCGCCGCGAGCGCGACGACGACATGATGATCGAGCTGGTGAACGGCTCCATCTGGCAGGTGCTCGGCACCGACGACCCGTCCGCGCTCGTGGGTCCGAACCCCCGAGGCATCGTCTTCTCGGAGTATTCGATCCAGAACCCCGCAGCGTGGGACTACCTGGCGCCGATCCTCGCGGAAAATGACGGGTGGGCCGTGTTCATCTACACGGCGCGGGGGCGCAACCACGGCTACCAGCTCTACCAAACGGCGCAGCGGATGATGGCCGAGCACCCCGGCCGGTGGATGGCCGAGAACCTGACCATCGACGTGACGAAGAAGCGCGACCCGAACGGCGTCATGGTTCCCGTGGTCACGCCGGCCATGATCGACGAGGAGCGCGAGCGCGGCGTCAGCGAGGAGCACATTCAGCAGGAGTTCTACAACAGCTTCGACGCGCCCCTGCACGGCGCCTACTACGGCGACATCATCCGCGATCTGCGCAAGGCTGGGCGCATGGAGCGCGTGCCCTACGACCCGGACCTTCCCGTCGAAACGTGGTGGGACATCGGCTTCGATGCCACGGCCATCATCTTCTTGCAGAAGCACCAGAACGAGCGACGCTTCATCGACTTCGAGATGGAGCCGAACGGGTCGCTGGACTACTGGATCAAGAAGGTCAACGAAAAGCCGTACATCTACTCAAACCACATCGGCCCGTGGGACTTGAAGGTCCGCGACTACGTGACGAAGAAGCGCCGCATCGACGAAGCGCTCCGCTTGGGCATCCGATTCGATGTGTGTAAACGCCACTTCGTGGACGACGGTATCTCTCAGGTGAGACGCTACCTGCGCAAGTACCATTGCATCTTCGACAGCGAGAAGTGCGAGCGCCTGATCGACGCGCTGCTGGAGTACCACCGGGAGTGGAACGAGGACAAGCAGACGTTCGAGGAAAAGCCGGTGCACGATTGGGCGAGCCACCCTGCGGACGCGTTTCGCCAGGGCGTGATGAAGGAGCCCGACGTGGACTCGCGCAGCGTGTTCCGGCCGCCGGTCGCGGAGAGCGACTACAACCCGCTGGAGGGCATTCCCGACCGCGGATCGTTCCGGTCGCCGCAGGCGGACCGGGCCATCTCTGAGTTCGACCCTTTCGGAGGGTACTGACCATGGCACTCGGATTCCTGAGCGACGCGTGGGACTTTGTGCAGGACACCACCACGGCGCTGTTCGACTTCGCCACGTCGCCGATCCGCGCAGCGGGCGACCTGCTGTTCCCTGACCCGCCGGACATCTCCATCCCGCAGCCGGATCCGGTGCCCACGCCGGGCATCTCCGGCGTCCAGCGAAGGCGCGACCTGCTGCGTCGCCAGGCGGGTCGCCAGGGGCGGCGGTCGCTGATCCTCACGGAGCGTCGCAACACCGGCAACACCGGCATGCGCCCGCGCGGCGGAACCGCGCTCGGAAGCGGAGGCTGACGATGGCAATGGACATCGGACAGAAGGTGCTCGCGCAGTTCAAGACTGCGCAGGAGGAGCGCTCGCTGTGGGCGGACACGTGGCAGGAGGTTTCCGAGCTGGTCATGCCGAACCGGGCCACGTTCACCACGACGTGGCAGAAGGGCTCGCTGCGCCGGCGCCGCATCTACGACAGCACCGCCGAGGAAGCGAACGACGTGTTCGCCGGTGGCGTCCACGCCAACCTGACTCCGCGCCAGTCGCGCTGGTTCAGCATGCGTCCGCAGCGCCTGGAGCTTCGTGAGAACCGCGAGGTGAAGCTGTGGCTCTACGAGGTGCACAACGAGCTGTACCGGATCCTCAACGACCCGCGAAGCAACTTCCACCCGGCGCTCCACATGACCTACGCGGACCTGGGCGGCCTCGGAACGTCGTGCCTCTACATGGGCGAGCGCGATGGCGGCATGGCGTTCCAGTCGCGGTTCCTTGGCGAGGTGGTCGCCATCGAGAACGAGGCTGGCGTGATCGACTCCGTGATGCGCGAGTCGAAGTGGAAGTGCGACTGGATCATCGAGGAGTTCGGCATGGCCGCGCTCCCGCCCCAGGCGCAGCAGCGTTACATGCGCGACGGCGCCGAGGAGGGCAAGAAGGAGTACACCGTCGTGCACGCCGTGTACCCGCGGCGAGACCGTTTACACGGCATGCTCGACGCGCAGAACCGGCCGTTCGCCTCCGTGTGGGTGATGGACTGCGACGGCGGCCACGTGCTCCGCGAGGAGGGCTACAACGAGTTCCCCTACGCGGTGCCGCGGCTGTCCGTGCGCACCGGCGAGACCTACGGCGTCGGCATTGGCATCCGCATGCTCCCGACCATCCGCATGATGCAGCGCATGTGGGAGGTGTACATCCGTGCCGCGCAGAAGGCCATCGACCCGCCGCTGCAGATGCCGGACGACTCGTTCCTCGGGCCGGTGCGCACGTTCCCCGGCGGGATCAACTACTACCGCGCCGGCGACGAAGGCCGCATCGAGCCGATCCAGACCGGCGCGCGCCCGGACATCTCCGACAGCGTGCTCGAAGCCGAGCGCGAGCTGATCCGCAAGGCGTTCTACAACGACGTGTTCGACATCACGGCGGACTCGACGGGTGTAAACGTGAAGGCCACGTTCACCATGGAGCGCCGCCAGGACAAGCTGATGCGCGTGGCACCGCTGTTCTCGCGCCTGGAGCCCGAGCTGCTGGATCCGATCATCCAGCGCACGTTCCAGTCCGCGCTGCGCCGCGGTCTGCTGCCCGAGCCGCCGGCCGCGCTCGACGGCGAGACCGTGGAAATTGCCTACCAGTCCGCCATCTCCCGAGCACAGCGCAGCGGCGAGGTGGAGGACATCGTGCGCTTCGTGAACACGATCGCGCCGTTCGCGGAGTCCGACCCCACCGTGCTGGAGAACATCGACACGGATGAGCTGGCACAGCTTCTCGGAAACGAGCTGGTCAACGTGCCTCCGGTCATCATGCGGCCGCCGTCCGAGGTGGCTCGACGGCGGGAGGAGCGCGCCCAGGCCCAGGCTCAGAGCGCCGCGATCCAGGGAAGCCAGGGAACCGCGGCAGCGCTGAAGGACGCCGCGCAGGCACAGCAGGCGCTCCAGGGTGGATGAGCTGGAGCACCAGCGGCAGCGCGCGAAGCTGCTGCAAGCCTACCGAGATGTGTTCTCGGGGGAGTCCGGTGAGCTGGTGTTGCGCGACCTGATGCGCGAGGCCGGCTTCATCTCGCCGTCGTTCGCTGAACCGACCCACCTGAACGACGGCATGGCCGTGGCGCTCCGTGCCGCGCAGAAAGAGGGCCGGCGCGCGCTGGTCCTCCACATTCTCGCCCGACGGGAAGCCCCCGTGGACGAGGTGTTTCAACAGATGGAGGAGATGATCCGACATGCTCAGGATCGCAGGAGCCGGGACGATGGGGAATCCACACTGGAGTGGCCTGTTCATGAGTGAGGCCGAAGCCGACGGGGGCGACCCCGGCGCAGGCGGAGGTGGAGGCGGAGACGGATCCGCCGGCGAGAAGGGTGATGGTGGTGCGGGCGGCGGGCCCGATGGGGGCGCGCCCACCACCTTCACGCTCGACCAGCTCCG